CTTAGCATGATGAAGGCTTTGAATACTCCAGAAGAGAACCGCAGACTTGAGGCAGGAAAAATTTGTTTGAAGACTAATAATCCGAGGTACGCATAATGACACCAATGATGACACTTAAAGAGTTCATGAACGAGATGATTCTTCGTGAAGAGTATAATGGTCAGAAGATTATTGAACGTGAGATAGGCTATGGTGCTAAACCTGATGTCTACTTGTTTTATGGTGATACCAAAAGTAGCACTAGATTTTACTCTTGTTTTGAAGAGTACGAAAATTATAAAGACGCATATAAAAAATTTGCAGATTGGATGGCTAAATGAAAGATATATGGAATAACATTGACAAGTTACAGTTCAAAATGAACAGCGAATTGAGAGTAAAATATGTACCTGCGAGACAGCATAGTCTTCCAGCAGACATCAGGGAAAAACTTCTGGCGGATCAATTAGACATATATACTTTAGCATTTCATCCAAGAGAGTACTATGGTGAACTAGGTAAAGATGTCGCAGATGAATGTGCTAAGAATATTGCAGAGTGGTATAATGATATCTGCATCGATTTACATTTACATGCAGATGATGATTGTGAGGAAATCTTAACTGCAATATTAGATGAGTTAGATAGTTGACTTTAGGTAGGACTGAGTATACAATTATTATAGTGGGAAAACAAATCAACAAGGAGCAAGTATGTCAACAGTATTAAAAGTAGATAAGGTATCAAAAGATTTATCAAAAGAAACTGACGCTCAGATTATTGAGCGTATTGGAGAACGTTTCAACATCCTGACAGAAATGACCAAGGCGGTCATTAACAACGACGTTAGGGCGATGATTGTTTCCGGACCTCCAGGAGTAGGCAAGAGTTTTGGAGTAGAGACTTTACTCGAAAAAGAAAACTTGTTTAACCAAATCCAAAACCGTAAACCAAAATATGAGTTGGTCAAAGGTACAGCATCAGCACTAGGATTATACTGTACATTATTTGAGCATAGTGATCGAGGACACGTTGTCGTGTTTGATGACTGCGACTCAATCCTTATGGACGAACTCAGTCTAAACATTCTCAAAGGTGCTCTAGACTCTGGTAAGAGCAGACGCATCAGTTGGAAGGCTGAGTCACACAAACTTCGTTCAGAAGGTGTACCTAACTCGTTTACATTTAACGGCTCAGTAATCTTTATCACAAACTTGAAGTTTGATGCAATACGAGGTAAAGTCAAGGACCACTTAGCGGCGATACAATCACGTTGCCACTACTTGGATCTCACACTCGATACTGACAGAGAAAAGATGTTGCGTATCAAACAAATTGCTGAAACTGGTGAATTATTCGAACGCTATCAGTTTACAAAAGAACTTCAAGATAGTATACTTAATTTTATGGATGAGAATAAAAACAAGTTACGTGAGATTAGTTTGCGTATGGCAATTAAGATTGCGGATCTTGTTAAAGTTAATCCAGACACGTGGCAGAACCTTGCTAGGTGTACAGTAATGAAATAGCAGTTCCCTCATGTTCGCCCATTCCCTCAACTTGCTCCCTTGGGCGGACATATTCGAACCCCCCGGCTCCCTCGCCGGAGGGGTTCACCCTTTTTAAATACTAGTATGCGAACATTTGATACTGTAGAAGACTACATAGCAGAGTTATTTGAAGGGAGCAATATCGGTTTCATTCAAGCAAACACAGACGATATAAAATACAGACTAGCCACTTACGACAACAGGATAGTCCAAAGCATTTATAACCAAGTAACATTCCAAAACATAGCACTGACTGACAAACAGGCAGAGCTTTGCGTTAAGTTAATAGAAAAGTATACACGACAGTTTAGACGAGCAGGTATAGATAACTTTAAACAGTTAGACTCAGCAACTAGACGTTTTAGGTTTCCCATACGTAAGATAGATAGAACCAGTACTATTGTGTTAGAAAATGACAAGATAGTTGCTAAGTTTCCGTATGACATAAAGATAATATCAAACATCAGACGTTCAGGCGAAAAGATTGCTGGGTCTGCTGATTGGGACAAAAACAAAAAGGTTTGGGTGTTTGATCTAACTGAGCCCTATGTGACATTTACAGTTAATCTAGGCAGAGAACACGACTTTGATATCGATCCCAAACTGTTGGAAATATATGATAGAATTACCAGCGAGGACTGGGATCAGTTTAGAATTAAATTGATTGAGCGCAATGGCAAGTACACAATACAGAACGCACCAGACTCACTTAAAGAATACATAAACACTAACGTAGGCAACGACCTACTTAAACTAGTAGACTATAGTGGTATCTGCGCATACGAAGTAGACAATAATGTAGAAGTACAAATAAAACAGGCACACTCAGACGGTGTTGCTAAATGTTTATTGAACAGACATGTGTACTTAGATCCTACACAATACACCTTCTGGGAAATATTTGACTATGCAGACTTGGTAAACAGGTTTCCTATTACAATATATGACACACTGGGCCACTGGTCGGCAGAAACAAACTTTAGTTATGTCAGAGAACGTTACTTAAAACTTTACGACAAGTATGGTCCAATACACCATCACGATGTAACATTACCCAAGGATTGGCCTTATTTAAATGCTAACCCAGATACTGCTTTGATTAAAATATTTCATACTGCTACTAAAGAAATGTTCGAAGGCGACAGAGTTCCTCTTATGATTAGTTGTCAAAATTTTAATTACGGCAGTATCAGAATGCAGATGCTTGCAAAAACAGACAAAGTAGTGTATCATTGTACTAAATTATGACAACAGCCATATTACATATCAGAGACGAAGTCAACGTAAAGATCGAAGGCCTGGACTTAACTACTAGAAAGAATCTAGTAAACAAGTTTAAGTATGACATTCCTTATGCTCGTTACTTGCCAGCAGTTAGACTAGGACGCTGGGACGGTAAAGTAAGTTTCTTTCAGTTGGGTGGTAGCACTTATGTAAACTTACTACCCGAGATTATTCCTGAATTAGAGTCTGCAGGTTACGACTTAGAACTTAACGACCTGCGTGACTATAGAACAAGTTTTGATTTTGATGAAGTCAGTGAGGACAGTTATGCAGATACTAAGTGGCCTAAAGGACATCCTGCAGAAGGGCAACCAATTAAGTTGCGAGATTATCAGATAGAAACTATCAATAACTTTTTACGTAACCCACAATGCTTACAAGAGATTGCAACAGGCGCAGGTAAAACACTAATGACTGCTGTACTAAGTCACAAGTGTCAGGAGTATGGACGTACAGTTGTTATTGTGCCTAACAAAAGTCTTGTAACACAAACAGAAGAAGACTACATCAATATGGGCATGGACGTTGGTGTGTTCTTTGGTGATCGTAAAGAGTACGACAAAACACATACAATTTGTACATGGCAAAGTCTTAACAGTTTATTAAAGCGAACTAAGAACGCTGAAGCAGACATAGGCATAGGAGAGTTCTTAGAAGGTGTAGTATGTGTCATGGTAGATGAGGTACACCAAGCAAAAGCAGACGCACTAAAGACTCTGCTGACAGGTGTAATGAGTCACATACCGATACGATGGGGGCTGACAGGCACAATACCCAAAGAAGACTTTGAGTTCATGAGTCTGCGTTGTAGCCTGGGCGAAGTAATTAATCGTATCAGTGCCAGTGAATTACAAGATAAAGGAGTGTTGGCTAATTGCCATGTAAATATATTACAGTTGGTCGAGCATACAGAATATTCAAACTATCAAAGCGAACAGAAATACTTGTTAGATAATTCTGACAGAATGGACTATATTGCTGGACTAGTTGAGAACATTCGTACAAGTGGCAACACACTTGTATTAGTGGATAGAATTTCAGCAGGTACACACTTAACTGATAGAATCAAAGATGCAGTATTTGTTCGTGGAGCAACAAAGTCAACAGAGCGTAAAGAACACTATGATGAAGTTGCAGAGTCCTCGGACAAAGTTATTGTAGCAACTTATGGCGTAGCCGCAGTGGGTATCAACATACCACGCATCTTTAATCTTATACTAGTAGAACCTGGTAAAAGTTTTGTTAGAGTAATTCAAAGTATTGGTAGAGGCATACGTAAAGCACAGGATAAGGACTTTGTACAAATATGGGACGTTACATCTACTTGTAAGTTTAGTAAACGTCACTTAACTAAACGTAAACAGTTTTACAAAGAAGCAAATTATCCTTTCGAATTAGAAAAGGTTAAATGGCAATGAAAAAAGTAGCAGTATGTGGGTGTAGTTTTAGTGCGCCCAGTAATGATCCTGAACTAAAAGGAACAAGTTGGGGAGAGCAACTGGCAGACATGCTAGGATGGGATCTACTACACTATGCACGGCAAGGTGTAAGCAATGGTGGTATACGTGTAATGATAGACCAGTGTATTAAGGACAAGGTAGACTTTGCAGTAATAGCACCTACGTTCCATGACAGAATGGAAATACCTGCAACTGCCGCTCCTTTCGATTGGAACAATTCAACAGATGGTTGGAACCCTCTAATACAACAACACTTACAAGATGTTGATATTAAAAATGGATACCAAGAAGACTTAGGTGTACACAATATTAATTACGGCAGTAACAACTACACACTAATCAGTGAAACAATTTACACACTGGCAGAGAATTATAGTCATCCTTATCGCAGTCAGAAACTAGATAAGATGACATCCAACGCTGTCAAACAATATATTAACTTTATGTATGACAGTAATTGGAAACTGCAACAGGACAGATGGATCATACGTGATGGCATTATGCAGTTACACTACCACAAGATTCCTTTCTTGCTAGTAGCCTGTAATATATGGACTAGTAATGATGTGCGTGAACATTTTCCAGATGTTATACCTGACCATTGTCTAACACTAGACTATGAGGATACTCCTGCTTACGCAACCAACGAGTGGCCGTTCGAAGGCGAGGACCCAGGATACCACGGTGCAGTAGAAAGCCAAACATACCTAGCAAAAAGATATAAGGAAATTATTGAATGTCATTCGTAGACCATCAAAACAACGAAAGTGAAACTATTAACTGGTTTGAAGACGACGGCACAAATATTGGCATGTTGAACGACAACGGACGTAATGCATTCTATGACCACGCATTACAAATTATAGCACGTGATAAAACAGTTGTAGACATTGGTGCAGGTACTGGATACTTGACAGCATTGGCAATTAAACATGGTGCGAAACATGTTACAGCAGTAGAAGCCAGTCCCAAGCGTTGTCAGTTTCTTAAGAACATGATAGAGAAACTGGGGTATCAAGATAAAGTTACTATTGTTAATGAAAACTATCTTAAAACTGATATCCGTTCGGATGTTGTAGTAAGCGAAACTATCGGAGCTCACATCTTTAATGAGAACTGGTTAAGATTAGCTGACCACGCACGTACTAGATGCGAGTACATGATACCAGAAAAGTTTCATATTAGAGCAGACATATATAAGAATCATCCTATATGGACTACTTGTATGCAGGAAAGTATGGCGTTCAACTATAACGAAAGTAACCATCCCGAGTTTGCAGAAGCAATCAATCAAGAAATGCAGTTAGAAAATCGAGGCGAAACAGCAAACACTATACCCAACTTATTTTTTGAGTTACCTAAGTTTGATGATCTACGTCTTAAAAAACTATCAGAGAGTCAGCCGATTGTAGTTGACCATATGAAACCTTTTCAAGTTCCTGAGCTAATTATTCCTGCACATAAGTTTAATACAATGCGAGGAATAGAAGAACGTTTCGAGTTTTTGTTCTTTAACTTGATGTGGACAGCAACGTTCCAAACAGCAAGCATGTGGGTATCAGACACCATATGGCAAAACGTTTGTAAGTTAATGGAAAAGCCTGAGTGCGATTTAAGAATATATTTTAGTGAGCAACAGAACAAATGGATGTTCGAGAAACTAACGACTTAAATTGTCTAGTAATGGTAGCACATCCAGATGATTGTATCATACTGGCTGGCGGATTTGTCGAGTCGTTTAAAGAAACTACAAACTTCGACATCTGTTACTTAACTTATACTAATCAGTCTGACAGAGGTTCTGAAATAGCAGAGTTCTGGCGAAAACGTAACGTCCCAACTAGATTTTTAGGATACATTGATGACTATCGAGACATGGAACGTGGTATTAGTTTTGACAGAGTACAGGCACGTAGTTATATAGAACGTGCTGTAAAAGGATATGACTTTGTATTGACTCATGCTGAAGATGGTGACTATGGTCACATACATCATAAGTTTGTGCATCAATGTGTAGCACAAAGTGGCAAACCTGCGGTTTACTTTGGTAATACAAACCTGTATAATTTTAGTGTTAGTATTGATCCTTTTTACACATTAGATGAGATACCATTACACAGAGACGTGGTCAAAGACGAACTAAGTTACCAGACCAATAGATACTATTATAACATAACAGAAGAAGCACGGAAATTTATTAATGAGAATTTTAACCCTCGATAACACATCATTTGAAATGAACGCAATACCTGATGACGTAGGCGATCTACGTTTCAGCGTATTGGACAATTCAGATCCTAAAGACCCAGACTATTTCTTTATCCCATTAATTTTTATGGAGTCATTTAATAGTCCAGCACTAGTGTTACGTATTGGCAACAATATTGTTAAGATGCCTGTAGATTGGCAAATACTTATTGGCGAACCTGACTTGGGAGACTTAGAAGTTGTACCACTTACTAGCATAAACGACAGAGGATTTAGTGTGTTTACATTTAATCCTATCAGCAGTTATAGACCAGAGTTTGAGCCTGTTGAAGTAGTAGACATTTACCAAGATGTTAAATGGTATTTTCCTAAGTTAAAGCCTGGACAGATGTTAGCAGTACCACTAAGTGAAGAAGATAAAAGTATGTGTGCATACTTTGTTAAAGATATCAGCAGACAAAGCGAAGTCGTAAATTACAGTAAAATATGGTAGACAAGTTATCTATTAAAAATGAAATGGCCATGGTAGATGGCAAGGTTAGAGACTTTTACGATGACCTAACAGAAGAAGAACGTAAGAAGTTTAGTCCTTACTTGATACTAAAGTACACAGCCAATGTTAGTGGCAATCAGGATCTCGCTGAATACTATTTGCGCAGATGCAACGATACGTTAAACAAAGACTTCTTTAACATCAATAAACATCCTAAACTACAATGGCTATGTGCAAGTACTGTGAGCCCAGGCATGGGCAATACATTTCATTACTGGATCAAAGCACCTAAAAAAGGTAGTGGTGGCACAAAAGAACGCAAGTTCTTACAGCAGATGTATCCTAGTGCTAAAGAAGATGAACTAGACTTGTTAGTAGAGATTAACACAAAAGATGATCTTAAAGCGCATGCTCTAGAACTTGGTTGGTCTGATAAAGAAATCAAAGAAGCATTCAAATGATCACAGATTTAGTTGTAAACGGTTGTAGTTATATGCATACCTATGCACAAGGTAATGGGCATGTAGATTTGGCTGAAAGATTTAACTTAACACCCGGTGATATTTCAATCTCAGGTAGCGCAAACAGTAGAATAATAAGATCAACCCTAAAGCACAGTCACGAAACACTTAAAAGAACATTATATGTTTTAGGCATGACATTTATTAGTAGAGAAGAATTGCCTATATGTCGTTACGATGAAGGCATATATCCAACAGAACAAGAAGTTTGGGAAGGTGCGTGGACTAATCCTCAGAATCAATTTTTTGGTAAGAACAGATGGGTAGATCATTGGACTGAGAAACATACCAATGAATGGATTAAAATAAGAGAACGTTACGAAGTTGGAACTCTAGTAGATCGACTAGAAGACTTGCAATATAGAATATTATCGATGATCGAAAGTTTGCTTTTTAGGGGACACCGTGTTATAGTTTTTCAACAGGCAGATCAGTGGTGGGATAATTTATCCAATAAAGAAGTTAAAAGATTACAAAAACTAGGACCTTGCAAACAAATTATTGACGGCTTTAGATGGTGTGCTATTAGATGGCAACATAGTCAAGGTGTTCCTTATACAACATATTCTAGAGCACCTGATGAAATAAAGCACAGAGAACCTGGACGACATAAAGAAATAAACGATCACTTAGAAGATTATATAAGACGGTATGAGTTACACCTGTAAGTATTGTGACAAAAGTTATCGCAAGGAATCAACACTTGCGGCTCATTTGTGCGAGCCAAAACGCAGAGTGCAACAAGAGTCTGAAACAGGTGTGCAGTTTGGTCTTAGAGCATACAAACGTTTTTATGAAATGACACAGGGATCTGCACGTAATAAAGACTATGCAGACTTTTGTAAAAGTCCTTACTACAATGCCTTTGTAAAGTTTGGACGTTATTGTGTAGACATACGTGCTATTAACTTCATGAACTTTTGTGAGTGGTTGTTACAAAACAACAAAAAGATTGACCACTGGACAAAAGACAAACTATACCAAGAATGGATGTTACACTACGTAAAACGTGAACAGGCGCAAGATGCACTGGAACGTGGCGTCAAAGAAATGCTGGCATATTGCGAGGACCACGAAGAACTAAAGAATGGCGTAGCAGACTATTTTAGATATGCTAACAGCAATCGTATATGTCATCATATCAGCACAGGTAGAGTAAGTGCATGGCTGGTGTTTAATTGCGATAGCGGTGTAGACTTTTTAGACACACTAAATGAAGAACAGTTGCAAATAATTTACCCATATATTGATCCAGAGTACTGGCAACGTAGATTTACAGACTTTGTGGCAGATACAGAGTGGGTCAAGCAGGCACTCAAGGACATTGGACTATGAAGTTTCAGGCAGATATTGACATAGACTTTGGTGACAGAGAACGGGTACTAGAACACATCAAGCATATACCTGCCAGTATACATCGTGACGGCGAAGTTGTGCCACATAACACAGGTGTGTATGTAAACAACATACCCAAACATCCAATTACCGGACTAGCAAGTATTGACCACAAAGAAGCAGAGCAACGTGGTTATGTTAAACTAGACTTTCTTAATGTTAGTGTTTACCAACAAATACACAGTGAAGAAGAACTGGATGTATTAATGGCAACAGAGCCTCCCTGGCATAGACTGCAAGAGCCAGAGTTTGTTGAAAAGATTATACACATTGGTAATCACTATGACATCGTTAAAAAACTACAACCCAAAACTGTAGATGAAATGGCGGCTGTACTTGCTATAATACGTCCTAGTAAACGTTACTTGTTAAACAAAGACTGGGCTACTATTAATCAGGAAGTATGGACAAAGCCCGCAGACGGCAGTTACTACTTTAAGAAAAGTCATGCTACAAGTTATGCCTACTTAGTTGTAGTACATATGAACTTAGTTCATCTTTCGAACTAAGGTTATTGCTCTACGTTTAGTACGTTTTTTAGATAAATCTTTAAGACTTAAGTA